GGAAGCCTCGGCATGAGGGATACAAGCGGACAGCTCTAAATAGAATCCGTCACCACTGACCAGCATGGATGACGCGTATTAAGACTGGTAGTAGGAGCCAAGATACATTCCCCTGTGTAACTTGCGGCCTGCGTCTCAATCAACAAGAAAGGGAGTGCCGATATGGCAAACCAATACGAAGATGACGAAGACGACTTCACTGGCGAAGAAGTTCAACAAGATGCACCAGCCAATCTCCGCAAGGCTTTGAAAAAGGCTGAGCGTGAGAAGAAGGAACTTGCTGAACAGCTAGCACAAATTCAGTCAGACCTTCGGAATCGTTCCGTCAAAGAAGTGTTGGCAACAAAAGGTGTGCCTGACAAGGTGGCGAAGTTTATTCCTGCCGATATCTCCACACCAGAGCAAGTAGATGCTTGGCTTAATGAGAATGCTGATGTATTCGGATTTACAAAGCCAGCAGATGCTCCTGCCAGCGAAGAAGAACAAAACAATATCCGTTCGTATGACCGAATCAACGCAGCAACGCAAAACGTTGCTACACCCACCCGTGATGCTGACCTTATGGGCAAAATCGCAGGTGCTAAAAACGTTGATGAATTGAATGCGTTAATGGGTCAAACAGTTCAACGTCGCCGGTAGCCCACAACCCAACCAATCGCACTAACCTTATAGAAAGAAGGTGACAACATGGCAAACGCTTATACAGATACATCGTCTGGCTCGCTCGGTACTTCACTCGTACAGACAGCCTATGACCGTTATGTTGAGTTTGCTCTCCGTGCTGTTCCTCTTATCCGCGATGTCGCAGACAAGAAGCCAGTACAACAGGCTATGCCTGGTTCCTCAGTAGTCTTCCAGATCTACACAGATTTGTCACAGAAGACTTCACCACTTTCAGAAGACGTTGATCCAGATGCTGTTGCCCTTGGTAACACCACTCCTATCACCGTTACTCTGAATGAATACGGTAACGCTTCACTTGCTACCCGCAAGTTGGAGCTGTTCTCACTCTCAGATGTTGACCCAGCAATCGCTGACATCATCGCCTTCAACATGGCCGACTCGCTCGACACTGTTGCTCTTAACACCCTCGTTGGTGGACCAAACGCTATCGCAGAAGTAAACGGCTCGCTCGTTTCAACCTACGCTGGTACCTACACCAACGGCACAACCCAGGCTTCAATCCTTGGAACCGACGTCATCAAGTCACGCGATATTCGTACCGCTGTTGCTAAGTTGCGCGCTAACAAGGCTGTTCCTCGCCAAGGCGAGTACTACTGGTGTGGTATCCACCCAGAAGTTTCATTCGACCTTCGCGCAGAAACTGGCGCAGGCGGCTGGCGTGACGACCATAAGTACTCCGAGACAGGCGCTGCCGAATTCTGGCCAGGCACCATCGGAACTTATGAAGGTGCAATGTTCGTTGAGTCACCACGTTTGTTCAACGCAGCAGATGGTACCGGCGCAACCGGTAACACAGGAACCTTCGGTGGTTCTGCCTACACCTACGGTACTGGCGGCGTCCGCGTCTTCCGTACTCTCGTTGCTGGTAAGCAGGCTCTTGCTGAGGCTGTTGCCGAAGAACCACATGTTATCTTCGGACCAGTTGTTGATAAGTTGATGCGTTTCCGTCCAATCGGATGGTACGGCGTACTTGGATGGGCGCGCTACCGTGATGCCTCTCTCGTGCGTATTGAGTCAACATCTTCAATCCACAACTCCTAATTTAGGCAGTTAGTAGTTAGCCCCGTCATATAAAGGGCGGGGCTTTCTACACCAATCGAAAGGATCATAGTGCCATACCAATTCACACCACCATCGGTTGAAGAAGGTCCAGCGGGCTTTACCCGCTTGTTCTGGCGCTATCGCATTGCCAGAGGTGATAGCCTTTTGGTATACGGCACAGCCGTAGTACGCACTCGTACACCCGCTGTACAAGATACTCAATCAGCGGATTATTGCTATCTCGGTGGTGGCATTTACATCATCACACAGACAGAAAAAGACATTCTCACCAACGCTGGTTATGGCGCCAACATAACCTATGTAGCATAAGGAGCCACTGTGAATCCAGGCAGATATAACATTACGGTTATTAACAGTACGACTTTTGCTTTATCACCATCATGGCTTATTGACAATGTTCCCGTCAATCTCACGGGATATTCAGCCGATATGCAGGTGCGCGACATCAGCAATAATCTTGTTGTGGAAATGTCTACAGCCAATGGTAAAATTACTCTTACTGCCGCTACCGGCACAATTAACATTACTCTTACGGCGACTCAGACTTCAGCCGCTAACCTTCCAGCTGGCAACTATACTTACGCATTAAATGTGACAGACCCATCTAGCAATGTTTATCAAATCCTTCAAGGTGCATTTACAGTAACCGCAAGCACGGTGCAATAATGGCAGATGCAACGCCTACTTACGTTGTTCAAATCCCTGTCTCTACTAGCGTTTTTAACGTCACGTCTAATCAGGGAAGCCTCAGCACCAGTGTTGTGCAAATCCCTGTCACGACCAATGTGTATAATGTCAACTCTCAGCAATACGAAATAATTGAGCTTGGTGTTATCGGTCCGCAAGGTTTTCAAGGTAACATTGGTGTTACTGGCCCAGTAGGTGCTACTGGCGCCACTGGTGCTAATAGCACCGTGGCAGGCCCACAAGGAAACACAGGTCCTACTGGACCTACTGGCGCACAAGGCAACACTGGTTCTACCGGCGCTAACTCAACAGTGCCAGGTCCAACTGGTCCAACTGGCGCAATAGGCTCTACAGGAAATACAGGTGCAACAGGTGCAAATTCAACAGTCGCTGGCCCTACAGGGTCAACAGGTAGCACAGGTGCAACCGGTTCTGGACAAACGGGTGCAACGGGAAGTACAGGCAGCCAAGGCCAGACTGGCCCGACTGGACCAACAGGAAACACGGGCAGCACAGGCATTACAGGCGCAAGTGGAGCCACAGGTTCTACTGGACCTACAGGTAGTGTTGGCGTCACAGGGCCTACTGGATCCACAGGCAGCGCCGGAGTAACTGGAAATACAGGCTCTACGGGCGTTGCAGGCCCTACGGGAGCTACAGGTAGCACTGGTGCTACAGGCAGTGGTGCAACAGGCGCTACGGGCGCCACAGGCGCTGGTGGCTCGTTAGGCTATTACGGCTCGTTTTACGACACTACAACCCAGACTTTATCTGGAGCAAACACTCCAACTGTAATTACACTGAATACAACTTCTGAAAATAATGGCGTATCTATTGATGCCACTTACAAGTCTCGCGTTAAATTTGCCTATGCTGGTACTTACAATATTCAATTTTCTGCTCAAGTAAGCACATCTGGTTCAGCAACTACAAATGTCTGGATACGTAAAAATGGCACAGATTTAAGTTGGACTAATGGCGAAGTAGATACATCAAACCAAAACCATTACGTACTGCCTGCTTGGAACTATGTTCTCACTCTTGCGGCTAATGATTATGTAGAATTTGTATGGATGAGCAATTCATCATCGTCAACTTTACTAGCCCAATCCGCAACAACTTCTCCAAACTCTCCAGCAGTTGCATCTATGATTGTTACTGCTCAGCAAGTTATGTACACACAACTTGGACCGACGGGAGCAACGGGTGCCACAGGAGCCACAGGAGCCACAGGTACGACAGGGGCAACAGGGTCTACGGGAGCGACTGGCGTCACAGGACCAACAGGGCCGACAGGTAATACTGGCAGCGCTGGCGCGACTGGAGCTACAGGGGCTACTGGATCAACAGGCTCGACAGGTGCTACGGGAAGCACGGGAGCAACAGGCGCAAACGCAGTTTACGACACGGACCAAGCGGTAATTTCAATGCAGGTATTTGGATAGGATAACCAATGGCAAACTATACTAAGCAGCTTCTCTCTGGATCAACCTACGGCCAGCCCATCACCGTTGTTCAGACTGCCTCAACAGGCACAACCATTCACGCAACGGGTACATCCTCATCCACGATTGACGAAGTATGGCTCTATGCC